GACGCCGCCTGGGACGCCGCCGGGGCCGCCGCCGGGGACGCCGCCGGGGCCGCCGCCGGGGCCGCCGCCGGGGCCGCCGCCGGGGCCGCCGCCGGGGCCGCCGCCTGGGACGCCGCCAGGGTCGCCGCCTGGGACGCCGCCTGGGACGCCGCCAGGGTCGCCGCCTGGGACGCCGCCAGGGTCGCCGCCTGGGACGCCGCCTGGGACGCCGCCGGGGCCGCCGCCGACAAGGTGAAGTCGGACGGAGGCGACTACTACGCGCAGTACAACGCGGCATACGTCGTCGCGAAGGAGATCTTCGCCAAAGAGCCGCTGCCCGAGTCGTTCGTCGAGACGACGAAGGCGCTGCAAAAGTCCGCCTACCTGCTCGTCGAGCGGATGATCGAAGTCGGCCGAGAGCCGGTGGCAGCGTGATCACCGACGAGACGCGTGCGCGGATCGACCGTTTGCGCGACCAGGCGAACCAGGGGTTCCCGACGGCGTGGATCGCCGAGAACGAGGGCGACGAGGTCGCCGGCACCTTCAAGCGGCTCGAGAAGGGCAACACCCGCTTCGGCACAGCGTGGATCGTGATCCTCGACGACGGGGCGCTCGAGCATGCGATCTGGCTCGTGCACACGGTGCTCCGCAACGAGTTCCGCAAGATCCGCCCGGTCCCCGGCGAACTCGTGTATGTCCGCTACGACGGGAAGAAGGTGCCCGACGGTGGCGGCGCCGCATACGAGGTCTACACGGTCAAGGTCGACCGCAAGGCCGAGGGTGTGCGCTGGGACGAGGTCGGAGCCGCCGACGAGATCTCCTCACGTGTCGTCAACCAGCCGGCCGCCGACGACCCCGGCGCGATCGAGCGACCGGCCCCCTCGGATGACGACGTCCCCTTCTAGCCGCCGCGAGCCGCGGGTGCGGCCCGAGCCGGCACGTCCGGAGCCTGTGATCCCGAAGGGCTGCTCACGCTGGGGTGACATCCCCGGGGCGTTCAACATTCAGACGCGCTGCCGTCTGCCCGCCGGCCACGCCGGACCCTGCGACTTCCGAGGGCTCGGATGAGCGTCAAGGTGCTCTCGACGTTCATGCTCGAGTCCCGCTCGGCGCTCGGTGCTCGGATCGTCGGCATGGTCCTGTCGGACTCCGCCTGGGACGACGGGATCTCGTGGCTGCCGGTCGACCAGATCGCGCTGCGGGCGAATCTCTCCGAGCGGCAGGTCTACCGGTGCCTCACGGAGCTCGAGCAGCTCGGCGAGCTCGAGAAGCGAAAGGCGCAGCGCGGCCGCCGGCGGCTGAACGTCTACCGGATGCGTCTCGGGGCGTCTGTCCCGCAGTACGAGCACCTGCCGATCGACCTCGGCGACCCCTTCTCCGACGACCTGCCAAATTGTCAGGTGGTCGCGGGTTCGGGCCCACGACCTGACACCCACGTCAATGACGACCTGACACCCAAGTCAGGTCGTCATCTAAAGGAAGCACGTAAGGGTTCACGTAAACCCCTTGCGACCGCCTCTGACGAGGCGTCCGCGAGCAGGCCTCGCGACCTGATCTGGGATGCGCTCGAGGAGCGCTTCGGGGCGGTCGCTCCGAAGACGAACGCGCACGCTCGCCGCAACAAGGCCGTCGGCGACCTGCGCAAGCTCGAAGCTGACCCCGCTTCGATCCGTCGCGCCTGCTCAGCGTGGGGGAGGCTCTTCCCCGGCGCGGTGCTGACCGACATCGCTCTCGCGACGCACTACCCGCAGCTCGTGCGCTCGCCTGCAGCCCGACCGCTCGCCGCCGTCCAGCCTGAGCCGCTGCCGCAGGAGCTCTCCGACGAGGATCGCGCAGCGAACGCGCAGCGGCTGCGCTCGCTCGCCGGCGGGAGGTCGTCGTGAGCAAGATCGTGACGACCGACCTCTGCCGGTTCCGTCTCGTCCAGACACAGGCCGACCCGCTTGAGCACGCCTGGCTGTTTGAGTGCCCTGGCTGCGGAAGGTGGGCCTATCTCGACGACGACCAGTGGCACGGTCGCGTCTCGGTCGATCACTCAGGGGAGACGTCACCGACAACCGGGGCCGTCTGCACTTACCACGAGACGCACGACTACCAGGCCGAACTCCGAGCGCGGATCGCGGCTCGATCGCTCACGGGTAATTCGCCGTTCGATCCAGAAGACCAGCCGACCCCATGCGAGGTCGGACAGCCCGCGGCGCAGCCCGGCGGCGGGAGGTCGACGTGAACCCGCCGCGTCTGAGCGCGATCCCGGAGCTGCAGGCGCTGCGCGACCGGCTCGACCTGGCGATCGCCGTCCCGAGCACGATCGACCGTGGCGAGCATCTCGAGCTGGTGCTGCTCGAGGTCGCCCGCGGGAAGCGCCTGAGTGCTCTTCGCCGCGGCGCAACCGTCGCGCAGGCCCTCTCGATCCTGACCGACACCCACAACCACCACGAGGAGGTACGTCATGGCTGAGCGCATCCCAGCCGGAGCGTTCGACACTGTCGCGAAGCTGCTCCGCACGAACGTCAAGCGCCCCGACGGCAAGGACGCGACCGCGTTCGACGACGACGCACGCTCGAAGGCTGCGCTGCGCACGGTCGTCAACGAGCACGACGGCAGGATCGCCGCCGCGGAGGCGCGGCTGGAGGCCCTCCCTTTCCCTTTCGGGGCGGGCTAGTTGCCTGGGGCCTCGACAAGGGCGACTGGACTGCTGTCGAGCTCGTCCGCCGCGCCGGCGGCGCGAACCCGCACGGGATCATCCTCGACTGCCTCGCGCTCGAGCTCGACGACTTCGACAACGCCGAACGCTGGGGCGAGTTCCGCGAGGCCTGCTTGAACGGCTCCCCTGCGATCGCCGCCGGTGTCTGGTTCACCGAAGGCGGGAACGTCGTGCACACCCCCGACGACGCGCTCTTCGCGATGGCCGAGCTCGAAACCGAGGACGACTACGCCGGCATCGTCGCCGTCCCCGCTCCTGCCTGCCCGCACGCCGTCGTCACGCACTTCGGGCCGATCGACCCCGGTGTTCTCGGCCTCGCCGACGCCCGCGAGAAGGCGGCGCCGCTGATCGCCGCCGGCTACGCGTGCGTCACCGAGGCGTACATGGGCGAGAACCCGCAGGCGACCCCGGACGCTCTCGACTTCCGAGCGGCGCAGCTCGGCTGGCCCTCATGGGAGACCGAGGTAGTGCACTCGCAGCCGCTCTTCGGCGTCCACAACGCGCCGCTCTCCACCTACACGCCCTGGTTCGACTGGAAGCCGGGATCGTGGCTCTACGTCGTGGAGAACCTGCTCTCGTGACGAAGGCCTCGACGGCGCGCAGCCCGTTCCCGTGGTTCGGCGGCAAGCAGAAGCTCGCCGACTCGATCATCGCGCTCTTCCCGCCGCACCACGTCTACGTGGAGGTGTTCGGCGGCGGCGCGAGCGTGCTCCTGTCGAAGACGCCGGCCAACCTTGACGTCTACAACGACCTCGACGAGGGGCTCGTCAACTTCTTCCGCTGCCTCCGCGACGAGCCCGAGCGGTTGGTCGCACTGCTCGAGCTCACGCCGTACTCACGAGCGGAGTGGGCACACTCGCGGGCGACCTGGTTCACCATCGACGATCCTGTCGAGCGCGCACGCCGCTGGTACGTCGTCGCGTCGCAGACGTTCGGCGCGATCGCCTACACCGGCCGAGGGTGGGGCGGTGAACGCCTCGGCCGCATGCACCTCAACGGGGCTGCCTCGACCGCCAACCGCATTGACCACATCTGGCGCTTCGTGGAGCGGATGCGGCTCGTGCAGATCGAGGCGCTCGACTGGCGAGAGTGTCTGGAGCGCTACGACCACGCCGACTGCGTCTTCTACCTCGACCCGCCGTACGTCGCCGCGACGCGCCGGTCGGGCGGGTACGCGCACGAGCTGACCGACGACGACCACGTGGAGCTCGTCGAGCGTGTGCTCGCGCTGGAAGGCGTCGCGATCGTCTCCGGCTACGAGCACCCGAGCTACGAGCCGCTGGTCGCCGCCGGCGGCTTCGTGCGCCATGAGTACGACGTGGCCTCGACGGCCGGCCGCCGCAGCGTTGGCGGCAAGCGCGACCGCCGCCTCGAGGTCATCTGGGCGAGCCCACGAGCGGCACATCCGACGCTCTTCTCGGCGGGTGCGGCGTGAAGCTCCGCCCACGGGAGTCCGCATGAACGCGGCGGAGAACCGTCCAGAGATCACGGTGCGCCTCGCCACTGACGCCGAGCGCGCCGACAAGTTCCCGCCGCTCGTCCGCGGGCGACGCCGCATCCGGGTCCCGAAGTACGTGGTCGTCGTGTCGCGGGACTACATCTGCTCCGTGTTCGGGCTGCCGCAGGGAGGCGACACGCGCTCCGAGGCGGTCTTCTGGGCGGAACGATTTGCCTCGAATAACGACTACTCGTTCGTACGACCCTCCGGGTGGGAGAACGTCCAGGGAAGGCTCTCGCGATGAACGCGGCGGAGACCCTGGAGATCCTCGGACGCCCGGTCCCGAAGAGCCGCCCGCGCCTCGGCCGCGGCGGCAAGACGTTCACGCCTGAGCGCACCCGCCTCTACGAAGAGGCGGTCGCCTGGCAGTGCCGCGCCCAGCGCGTCTGGCTCGGCCGATCCGCCGTCGAGGTGACGATCGAGCTCCACTCGACCGCCGAGCTCCGCGGCGACCTCGACAACTACGCGAAGGCCGTACTCGACGGCCTCCAGGCGGGCGAGGCGATCGTCAACGACCGCCAGGTCGTCGCCCTGCACGTGTCGCAGCATGTCGGCGGCACCGTCGAGAAGACCGTCGTCCACCTCCGAGCACTCGGGGCGGCATGAGGGAGAAGCCCTGGAACGAGAAGACGCTCGACGAGCGGTACGCGCACGAAGAGGGCAGCTTCAACTGGTGCATCGACCGAGTCGACGTAGGTGACCCGGAGATCTCTCGCCTCATCCGCGTCGTCTGTCGCGACCAGACCGTCTGGCCCGAGCAGCTCCTCGGCCGTCGCGGCGCCGGAGTCGCCGTCAGCCCACGCAGCTACCCAGCCTCGACAGGACCCTGCCCGGAGCCCCTCATTGGGTCGCGCTTCGCGTTCGCTCGTCGGCTGATCTGGCGCGGCGCCTACGAGGTCACCGACCACTCGGTCGAGAACATCGCTGCGATGGTCGGCGGCTACTCCCCGTCGACCGTCCGTCCCTGGGCGACGAGCTGGCGGCTCTTCGAGAAACGCGACCCGATCTGGTGGAGGTACTGGGGCTCGAAGTTCATCGACCTCGTCGGCTGCGAGATGCCGCCCGAGTACCTGGTGGAGCAGCCGGAGTGAGCGCCGTCGCGATCCAGAAGCGCTCAGGCGTCGTGCACGCGGTGCGGCTCGAACGCGACCCCGAGCTCCGCGAACCGGTGCTGATGACCGCGTGCGGACGCTGGGCCGGCCGCCGAACGTCGTTCCACATCCTGCAGGGCATCCTCGTCGTGCCCGTCACCTGCTCCACCGAGGCGTGCCGGCTCGCCGGGAAGGCGACGAAGTGAAACGCTGGGAGCTCGTCGCGCTCGTCCTCGGCCAGTTGCTCGCCGCCGTGGCTCTCTTCCTCGCGGGGATGCACTTCGCGAACGTGGGGCGCTACCACGGCTGCACACTCGCGGCGCTGGGCCCGGAGCTCTTCTACGCCTGCCCGGTGCGTGCGACGCCGCCGCCGGCGACCGGAGACCCGGCGTGAGCACGATCGCACTCTTCCGCGACGGCCGTCCGGTCACCGGCGAGGAGCTCAAACGCGAGCTCGTGCTCGCCTTCATCGACTCCTGGTGGATCACGAACTGGACGAGCCCGTCGATCCGCGAGATCGGCGCCGCGATGGGCTGGTCGTCTCCCGACGTCACGCACCGCTACGTCACAAGGCTCGTCGACCAGGGCTACCTCGAGGTCAAGCGTCTCAGCGCGAAGCGGGTGCTCTACCGGAGAGCCACATCGTGAGCTGGCGAACGCTCGATCCCGCCGTGCGCGAAGCGGTCGAGGCGACACTGACCGAGAAGCAGCTAGAGGCCTTCCGGCTCTACCTCGCCGGCTGGAGCACACACGCGATGGCACTCGCGCTGCACATCGACCGCCGGGCGATCCGGGACCGCCTCGACGCCGCGCGTCGCAACCTCGCCCGGGCGGGGGTTGAGCAATCGTCGACGGGAGAATGGACGATCAACAAGGAGGCCGCCGCATGACGCAGATCCTGCCCCGCTTCTACCGCCGCCAGCAACAGGCCGACGACCACGCGAAGGTCGCGAAGATCGTCGCCGAGTCGGGAGCGGACATCGTGCCGGTCAACCCCGGCGCCGGTCTGCACGCCGACCCCATCCGCCTCCGCGGGATCCCCGTCGTCGGCGGGTCGGCCGGCGTCTCGCCGGGCACGGATCCAGCCCGCGAGGTCGAGAGGCGCATGATGCAGAGCGACAGGAGCTCATCGTGAGCGACCTCGACGGGCTGGCCGACCTCATCCCACGCGACGACTGGCTGGCCCACGTCCCACCCGAGGTGCGCGAGTGTTTCAACGTGAGCGCTCCAAGCTGGCGCTCCGCGATCGCGGACTCGGCGCTGCCGCCGCAGGCGCGTCACGTCGCGCTGACGCTCTCGCTGCACATGAACGAGCGCGGCGGCGGCAGCTGCTTCCTGTTCCCACGGACGCTGAGGAAGGAGACAGGCCTCGGCCGCTCCTCGATCGTGAAGTACCTCCGCCTGCTCGAGCAGGAGGGCTGGCTCTACCGGCACCACGGAGGTGGGAAGGTGATGACGAGGTACATGGCCATCTCCCCGAGCGACCGACTCCTCGCCGCCGCGTTTGCGAAGGAGGCACGGGAGAACGGTGACGTCCGCTCCGTGTAGTAGCGTGCGCGCAGTCGCGTTTCTGTGTCGTGACGCATCCGATGTTCGGGGCCCTCGCGGCCCCGACGTCGTTCAGGTGTCCGTCCGACCGCCCGGCTACTATGCCGCCCGCCAGTGTGTACGCCCTGGCGGGTGAGCGCTTGAGGCTCACTCCCCGGACGAGATTCTTGCGACCTCAGACCGGCCGAGAGGCCGGTTTTCTCTGTGGAAAAAACATCAGGTCACAAGCGCTGCAGTGCCTGCGGTGAGCTGAAGCCATTCCCCGAGTTCAATCGATGCCGAGCTCGCCGGGATGGCCGACAACGCAACTGCAGGCCGTGCAGTCTTGCGCGTTCACGGAGGTGGGCTACCGAGAACAGGCAGGGGCAGGCCGCTCACGCAAGGCGTTGGAGTCGACGGCACCCTGGCTACCGATCTTTGCATACGTGGCTGAGCAAGAACTTCACCAAGAGTGGTCGCTGTGAGGAGTGCGGCGCAGCCGGAAAGACTCACTGGGCGAACGTGAGCGGCGAGTACCGACGTGATCGAACCGACTACTCCGAACTATGCCCTCCGTGCCATGCACGTCAGGATGCCGATCGTCGCGACCGAGAGCTCCTGGCTGCGTGATGCTCCAATCTCCTATACAGGCGAAGCCGAACCCGACCGGCAACCGCCTCGTGCGTCTGCGCGACGTTCCGCCTGACGAGAGGATGCGAGCCGCTGCGCTCGCAGCTCGGCACGCCCGCGATCGGAGTGAGCGCTATCGCCTCTTCGAGCTCGCGCTGGATCCCGGCGACGCCAGCGGAAGGATCGCAGCGTGAAGGTGTGCGCGGAGCCCGGCTGCCCGGTGCTGATCGACCGCGGCTCCCGCTGTGTCGCTCACGGCGGCGGCACGACGACGCAGCGTGGCTACGGGCACGAGCACCAGCGGACAAGGTCACTGCTGCTGCCGTTCGCGATCGGCCAGCCCTGCCCACGCTGCGGCGAGACGATGCTCGAGCACGAGCCGCTCGACCTCGACCACTCGACGCCGCTCGCCGAGGACCGCGGCAGCGTCGGCGATCGCATCGTGCACGCGAGCTGCAACCGGAGCGCAGGAGCACTCGCCGCCGCATGACGGAGCGTCTCTTCGATCTTCCCGCGGTAGCCCAGCCCGCTTCGATGATGAGCATCCACTTCAAGCCGCTTGGCGTGAGCGCACAGCTGCTTCTGGCGTCGCGGCTACTGGAACTCGGGCACAAGGTGGGTGGGGTAGACCGACTAGGCGAGGGCACCCCAGCTGACCGCGCTAGGCATCTCGCCTCGCGTACGGGTTCCGGGAGCCGTTACGGGTTCGGGGAGGCGGCGTAGCGTTGCCTGGCCCGGCACCGAAGATGCCCGAGCAGCGCCGGCGACGGAACGTGCCCGAGCGCGGCGAGTGGGTCGACCTCGAACCGATCTCGAAGCCGGTCCTTCACGAGCTCCCGCCGCTCGAGGTCGAAGGGGAAGCGTTCGGCTGGCCGCCCGACACCGTCGCGATGTGGGAGGCGTGGCGTCAGGACCCGGTCACGGCACAGTGGTCGCCGGCCGACGTCGCCTTCGCCTTCGACACGATCAAGCTCCACGCCCAGATGACGTCCTCGAACGCGGCGGAGATACGGCTGCGCATGGATCGCCTCGGCCTCACCCCGAAGGGGAAGCGCGACCTTCGCTGGCGGATCGCACCGGTCGAGGCCGAGGTCGTGCAGATCCGCAAGCGGAAGCTGCCGCAGACCCGGAGGCTCCGCGCCGTATGAGACCCCGTCGCGTCGCCGACTCAACGACCGTCTTCCGGCTGCCGGGTGGAAACGAGGACAACGACCTCTGGGTGAAGACGGGCTCGACCGACGGCGAGCCGTGGCTCGAGTCGGTCTGGGAGCTCACCGAGGAAGAGCGAGCAGCGATCGCCGCCGGCGGGACGGTCGAGCTGCGCGTCTGGGGCGCCGGAACGCCGCCCGTCTCCCTCGCGGTCGGCGCGAGCCTCGAGGATCGAAAGAAGGCTCCTGCGTGAGCCGATGCCCAGACCACGGAGCTCACGCCGGCGAGCTCTGCCTGCCTTGCTTCGGCCGTCAGTCCGAGCGCGTCGAGCGCGAGTCGGCTCCGCTGCGAGACACGGTCACGAGCTCCGCTATCCGCCGCTCGGTGCTGGAGCGCCTCGCCTCGTCGAACGGCCACGGTCCCGGTCACCTTGAGGTCGTCCGTGGCTGAGCCGCGCTGCCAAAACTGTGATGGGAAGCGCTGGGACGGCGAGGGCCGCTGCCGCGAGTGCCGCGAGTTCCCGACGCTCGGCTACCAGGTCGCCGACTTTATCGAGGCGATGTGCGTGATCCCCGACCGCGACCAGGTCGGCGAGCCGTTCCTGCTGACGACCGAGCAGCTCCGCTTCACGCTCTGGTTCTATCGTTTGCGCCCGGACGTCCGCTTCTTCAAGACCCGCTCCGTCTGGCAGCTGCCGTTCTTCTTCGCCCGCGGCGCCCAGCTCGTCCGCCCGCAGAAGTGGGGGAAGGGCCCGTTCGCCGGCGCGCTCGTCTGCGCCGAGGCTCAGGGCCCGGTCGTCTTCGACGGCTGGGACGCGAACGGAGCTCCGGTCGGGCGGCCGTGGTCGACGCCGCTGATCCAGGTCGCCGCGCTCTCCGAGGATCAGACCGACAACGTCTGGACGGCGCTGCAGCCGATGATCGAGCTCGGCGCGATCGCCGCCGACATCCCCGACACGGGGATCACCCGGATCAACCTCCCTGGCGGCGGCCGGATCGAGCCCGTGACGTCGTCGGCGGTCTCGAGGCTCGGCCAGCGGATCACGTTCCTCGTGCAGGACCAGACCGAGTCGTGGACGCGGTCGAACCGCGGCCGCGAGCTCGCCGACAACCAGCGCCGCAACATCGCCGGGATGGGCGGCCGCTGGCTCTCGACGCCGAACGCCTGGGACCCAACGCAGGACTCGGTCGCCCAGTACACGTCCGAGCACGAGCACGAGGGCGTCTACCACGACGACGTCGAGGCGCCGGAGTCGCTCTCGCTCCGCAACAAGCGCGACCGCCGCAAGGCGCTGCGGATCGTCTACGGCGACTCCTACTGGGTCGACCTCGACCGCATCGAGACGGAGATCGAGGCTCTGCTCCCGCGCGACCCTGCGCAGGCGGAGCGCTGGTTCCTGAACCGCAAGCACGCCTCCGAAGGCAAGGCCTTCGATCACGCCCGCTGGGATGCGCGGAAGGACGTCGAGCGCGTCGTCGAGGAGCAGTCGCTGATCGTGATCGGCGTCGACGGCGCCCGCTTCCGCGATGCGCTCGCGATCGTCGCGACCGACGTCGAGACCGGGCATCAGTGGCCGCTCGGAATCTGGGAGCGCCCCGACTGGGCGACCGCCGACGACTACGAGCACCCGGCAGACGAGATCGAGGGCGTGATGATCGACGCCTTCGAGCGCTTCGAGGTCTGGCGGGCGTACGTCGACCCGCAGCACATCGACCATCTGCTCACGCGCTGGCAGGGCCGATGGGGCGACAAGGTCGTAGTGCCCTGGTTCACGAACCGGCCGAAGCCGGTCGCGTGGGCGGTGCGGAGCTACTGCGACGCGATCGGCTCCGGCGACATGACCCACGACGGCGACCTCTCCTTCCGCCGACACGTCAGCAGCGCCGTCCGCCGGCTGCTCAACGTCTACGACGACGACCGCCAGCAGATGTTCACGCTCGAGAAGGACCGCCCGAACTCGCCCCGGAAGATCGACGCCGCGATGGCCGGCGTGCTCTCCTGGGAGGCTCGCGGTGAAGCGATCGCCGCCGGCGCGACCAAGCGCACCGAGTACAAGGTCGGAGGCTTCCGGTGAGGCTCCGTCGAACGCCCGCGCCGAGGGTCGGCGAGCCGCTCTGGTGGCTCGAGAAGCTCTACGCCGAGCTCCTCGCCAGGCAGGAGTCGATGGCGCTCATGGACTCCTACTACCGCGGCGACCACCCGCTGCCGTTCCTGACGCCGGCGCACGCCGACAAGATGCGCAACGAGTTCCGACAGCTGCTCGACCAGTCGCGCTCGAACTTCATGCGCCTCGTCGTCGACGTCGTCGAGGAGCGTCTGCGCGTCGAGGGCTTCCGGCTGTCCGCATCGACCGACAAGCAGGCCGATCAGGACTCGTGGGAGATTTGGCAGGAGAACCAGATGGACGCCGAGTCGCAGACCGGGTTCGTCGAGTCGTTGGTGAAGGGTGTCTCGTACCTGTCGGTCTGGGAGGGCGCGAAAGATGGCGACCTGCCGGTGATCGCCGTCGAGGATCCGACGCAGACGATCGTCGGCTACGAGCCCGGCTCGAACTTTCGCCGTCGAGCAGCCGGGCTCAAGGTGTGGCGCGACATCTGGACGGGCAAGGACCGCGCGAACGTCTACCTCCCGAGCGGCATCTTCAAGTTCGAGGCCCCCTCTGCCGACGAGGCGAAGATCGGGACGCCGGTCGGGCTAGCTCACGAAAGCGACACAGACCGGCGTTGGAAGGAGCTCGAGGCCGAGTTCGTCGGAAACCCGCTCGGTGTCGTCCCGATCATTCCGCTCCGCAACCGCCCGCGCCTGCTCGTCGAGGGTGAGTCCGAGATCGCGGACGTCTTCCGCGGCCAGAATCAGATCAACGGCTTCCTCTTCCTACTCGCGCTCGCCGGCTACTTCGGCGCGCATCGGCAGCGCTGGGCGATCGGGATCAAGATGATGAGCGACGAGGCCAGCCCCGGCGTCGACCAGATCGACACTGCGATCGACAAGCTGTGGGCGAGCGAGAACCCCCTGGCCAAGTTCGGCGACTTCGAGCAGACCGACCTGTCCGGCTACATCAAGGCGATCGAGCAGGCGGTCCTGCACATCGCCGTGACCACGCGGACGCCGCGCCACTACCTGATCGAGCAGGGGCAGTCGCCCTCCGGCGATGCGATCAAGTCGGCCGAGTCGGGTCTCGTGAAGAAGGTCGAGCGAAAGATGCGCACCTTCGGCGAGGGTCTCGAGGAGGCGATGCGGCTCGCGCGTCTGTTCGCCGGCGAGAGCGACGCGCCCGTCGACTCGGAGATCGTCTGGGCTGATCCGGAGATTCGCACCGAGGCGGAGATCACCGACGCGGCGGTGAAGAAGCTGCAGCTCGGGCTGATCGACCGCGCTCAGGCGCTCGAGGATTGCGGCTACACGCAGACGCAGATCGCCCGGATGCTCGCGGAGCCTCCGCCCGCACCTGACTCGGCCGAAGATCCGACCCCCGACCCGGAGGTCGTGACGGTCTAGCGCCAAACGGCGAGCGCTCAATCGCCGGCAGACCAGCGGCTCAGCAGCCGCTGACACCAGAGAGGAAACGACATGGCGGATGAACCGCAGACCCAGCCCGACGCTGCCGCGCCCAAGCCTGCCGACGCACCGGCTCCCGAAGCCGACAGCACTGAGCGTACGTTCGCGCCAATCACCACTCAGTGGGAGTTCGACCGGGCGATGGGCTACCGACTGCGAGAGGTGAAAGACAAGTACGCCGACTACGAGGAACTGAAGACGAAGGCCGCGGAGCTCGACGAGCTTCAGGAGTCGAGCAAGACCGAGCTTGAGAAGGCCGTCGCGCGGGCCGAGGCCGCAGAGAAGGCGCGCGAAGAGACTTTGACCGAGGCGAAGGAGACGCGGCTTCGCGCCGCGATCATCGCCGAGGCCGCCAAGGCCGACCGCAAGGTCGTCGACCCGGACGCCGTCGTCGCACTGCTCGACCGCTCAACGCTCGAGCTTGACGACAGCGGCACTCCGACGAACATCGCGAAAGCGTTGGACAGCCTCCTCGAAGCGAAGCCGTTCCTGGTCGCTCAGGGAGGCACGCGCCCCGGCGCGGACCAGGGAGCCAGGCCCGGTGCCAAGAACCAGGTCACCGAGGCGGAGCTCCAGTCCATGACCGCCGAGCAGATCGTGGAGGCCCGCAAGGCGGGCCGGCTCACCTCGCTCGGGGTCGGAGCCTGACACCAGAGGAGTAACAAATGGCAGTCGATCAGTTCCGTCCAGAGATCTGGGCGGCCGAGATCCTGACCGCGCTCCGCAACAAGCTCGTCTATGCCGGAGCGGGGATCGTCAACCGCGACTACGAGGGCGAGATCGCGCAGGCCGGCGACACCGTCCACATCACCTCCATCGGTGAGGTCGCGACCCGTGAGTACACGGAGCACACGACGATCTCGTGGGACGAACTCTCGGACACGCAGCAGGACCTCGCCATCGACCAGAAGCGCTACTTCGCGTTCAAGGTCGACGACGTGGAGCGCAAGCAGGCCCTCGGCGGCTTCGTCGACGAGGCGACCCGCTCGGCGGCCTACGGGCTCGCCGACAACGCGGACGCGGTCATGGCCGCGGCCATGTATGCGGCGGTCAACGCGACCGGGAACGACCTCGGCGCGTTCGTCGCCGACATCTCGGACAACAACGCCTACAACCTGTTCGTCGACTTCCGCACGACCCTCAACCGTGACAACGTCCCGGACGACGGTCGGTGGGCGATCATCCCGCCGGAGCTCACGGCGGCGCTCCTGAAGGACCCGCGCTTCATCGACGCTTCGGCGGCCGGAACCACGGAAGGGCTGCGAAGTGGGCTCGTCGGCCGCATCGCCGGTTTCGACGTGTTCGAGTCGAACCAGACGCCCGACCCGACGGCGGCGACCTTCGCGGTCATCGCCGGGCATCCGCTGGCGGCGTCCTACGCCGACCAGATCCTTGAGACCGAGGCTCTGCGGCTCATCGACATCTTCGGTGACGGTGTCCGCGGGCTGCACGTCTTCGGGCGCAAGGTCGTCCGGCCGGAGTGTCTGGCGATGGCATCGGTGACGGTCCAGGCGTAGCCATGAGGCTCGTCTTCGTTCAAGCCGCGTGGCGCCGGTACGAGGTCACGCGGCTCGCCCTGGCTCAGCGGGCTCACCTCTGCGGTGAGCTCGCCGGGCGGGGCATCGAGGCGACCGCGGTCATCGTGGCCGACGACGACAACCTCGCCATCGCCGCGGAGTTCGGCTTCGCGACGGTCGAGAGGGACAACGCCCAGCTCGGGCGGAAGTTCAACGACGGCCTCGAGCACGCGTGCGTGGAGCTCGAGGCCGACTACGTGGTGCTCATCGGCTCAGACGACTGGATGCACATCGACCTCCTCGACCACCTGCCGCTCGGGCTCGCTCCGCCGCGCGTGCCGTCGGCCGAGAGCCCGGTCGTCTTCTGGAACGATGCGCCGGAGGCCGTGACGGGGCGCGAGATCGCACTCGTCGACCTGGAGCACGGCAGGATGCGCCGCTGCCGCGCTCGTGGCCGCTACGGCGTCATCCCGTGGGTGTTCCCGCGCGCGGCGCTCGAGCCGAGCGGCTTTCGCCCGATCAAGGATGCGCTCAACATCGGCATCGACGGCTCGCTCATAGCGGGTCTCGGCGTTCGGCCGGAGTGGGTGTTCACCGATCCGCACGACCTCTGCCGCGTGGACTTCAAGAGCGCGACGAACCTGAACGGCTACGCGAAGATCACCGGCGCGATCGGCTACGGCGAAGAGGAGCCCGACCCATGGAGCCTCCTGGCCGAGCGGTATCCCACTGAGCTGGTTGAGCTGGCTCAGGAGACAAGCGCGCGGATGCGCGTGGAGGAGGTAGTTGCAGCGTGAAATGTCAGTGCGGACGCGACCCGCGTAGTCAGGCGTTCGCTTGCGAGCGGTGTCCGCGGGTGGGAGTGGTCGGACGCGCGAGCTGGCGGTGGACGCAGGGCTTCGCCGTTGCGTGGCCCTGGCGGCTGCTCTTCCGCTTGGCCTACGGGAGTCGCGCGTGAGTCTCACGGTCGCCCCCAGCGCCTCCTACGAGGCATCGCTCGAGCTCGGCATCAGCGGCCTCGTCGGCACGCTCGCCCTCGGCACCTACGACGGCGACACCGCCACACAGGCGCTCGCGACCACGACCATCAACGAGATCGGCACAACCGGCATCTACGTCGCCACGCGCACGTCGCCGGGCACCGCCGGCCAGTACGTCCTCGTCTGGTCAGAGGACGGGACGCTCGACCCCGACAAGCTCACGACCGAGGATCTCCTCGTCACCACGGAGGAGGTCGCGGCCCCAGGCGGGACGAGCAATCTCTACATCAGTTCGGCGGAGATCATCGCGGCGCTGCGCGCATCCGGCACGACGTTCCTCGACGACGACGTCGCGCTTGCCGTCGTTGCCGCGTCGCGGGCGATCGACGGCTACAAGCGTGTCCGCGGCTACTTCCCGGTCGCCGAGACGCGCGTTTTCACGGCCCGCTACGGCGACGTCGTGCTTCTGATCAGCGACCTCGTGACGCTGACCTCGCTCAAGGTCGACGAGGACGGCGATGGCACCCACGAGACGACGTGGACGCTCGACACCGACTTCGTGCTGCAGCCGGCGAACGCCGCGCTCGAGGGACGCCCGTACAACCGCGTCCAGCTGCTCTCGCAGGAAGGCCGCCGCTTCCCACGCTACGTCAACGCGATCGAGATCGTCGGCACGTTCGGCTGGGCGGCGACGCCCGTGCAGGTGAAGCAGGCGGCGAAGATCCTCGCGACGCGCCTTGTGAAGCGCGTCGACACGCCCTACGCGATCATGACCGTGGTCGCCGGCGAGATGGTCGAAGCCGCGCGACTCGGGCGGATCGACCCTGACGTCGCCGCGATGCTCGACAGCGTCCCGCCGTTCACTCCCGGCCTTGCCTCCGTCCGACTCGGCTAACCGATGCCTGGCCTCACCGAAATCCGCGAAGGTCTCGCGGCGAATGCGGTACCGCTGATGACGAACGGCGTCATCGGCCAGGTGAGCCCGTTCCTGCTCGAAAGCCCGTCGACTCCCTCGCTCATGATCGCCGGTGTGGCGCCGGACGGC